TCACCTCAGATAGCGCAGCGTCTGGACGGCTTCGTCGGCTGTCCAGAACTCGCCGATGAGTCGGAACGCGCCGGACGCGAGGTGAAGACGCTCGGCGCGGTACCGCAGCCCCAGCGGCTCGGCCGCGATGCGGAGATGACCGAGGATGCGCCCGGAGGCGTCCTGCACACGCCACAGATGATCGCCCGCTCTGACGAGATGCTCGCGGTCGGAGGTCAGCGCCGGAGTGGCATAGGGAATGTCGGGAAGAGCGGTGATCGTGGTGGTGTGCATCGGTATCTCCTTTCGATATCGAACATATGACCGACCACCGACATCGACACCGGCGCGTGTCCGCTCGCCGTCGGGCAGTCGTTCTGCACAGCCGGCGTGCTCGGCTCAGTTCTCCACGGTTCCTGTGGAACTGCCCCGATCCGCCGCGCAGACGTCGGGTGAACGCGGCACGCTGTTGCGCAGCCGGGCTCGACCCGGGTTTCTTGAGGAGCAGGCATGAACGACACCATCACGATCATGGGATTCATCGGGAACGATCCTGGCGGCAACACCACGGCCGGCGGGGTGCCCGTCGTGAACTTCCGGGTCGGCAGCAGTCAGAGCCGGTACGACGCGAAGTCGCAGACGTGGATCGACACCGGGACGTAGTGTCAAATTACGCTGTGAATGCTCGCGTCCGACAGGTGCCGATAGTCTTCAGGCGTGGCCAGGATCTCGATGTCAATCCCAGGTGCGGTTATCACCGCCGAAATTGTCCGCGACCTGCGCGATGCTCTGAGGCCGTTCACGCTGCGTGAGTCCGAGGAGTGGCTCGAAGCCGATGATGAGCCAGGCGAGAACGACGTGTACAGCGTCAAGGACATCTACAACTACAAGGTGTCCGCACGTGAAGAGATAGATCGAGGCGGGACCATTTCGCTCGCCGAGTTCACTGTTACGTCAGCGGATGGCGTCGAGTACCACTGGGAAGAGGATGACGGTGCCCCGCTGGAGTACCTGGCAGACGCCCTCAACGCTCACGTCGTCCTAGACAATTCGTCCGCGTTTCTCCGGGTCGAGATCTCGATTGATCCGTTTCAGGCGCGCGTCGTTATAGATAACGCCTACGGCCTGTTCATCTCGCGCGCGGACCGGACGGGATTTGAGATTACTCGAATCGCCGACATCGTGAAGAAGTTGATCCCCGAGCGGGCGGTCCCATTGCACATAGCGCCGCAACTTCAGCCGTTCCGCGTATTCATCGGTCACGGCGGCGATCGTAAGTGGGAGGCGGTGCGCGAGTTCATTCGCGAGGCCGGATACGCGGTGGAAGCCTTCGAGACCTCACCGCGCGCCGGACAGATGACACTGGCCGTGGTTGAGCGCATGATCTCGGACGCCACTGTTGCTGTCATTGTGATGACCGGAGCGGATGCCCTCGCCGATGGCCGCAAGATGGCCAGACAGAACGTCGTCCACGAGCTTGGCTTTGCGCAGGGGCGCCTCGGAGTCGATAACACGATCGTCTTGCTCGAGGACGGCACAGAGGAGTTTACGAACATCGCCGGGCTGACGCAGATCCGGTTCAACAACGGCGAGATTCACACGACGAAGGATCACGTACTTGCGGCGCTTGCGAACAAGGTTCGCGACCGGGCGGGGTAGTGCAATCAGCCTCGCTAGAGTGGGGGCGTGATTGAGAATGGCGCCGCCTTCGCGACCGTGACGGCGCAGATCTTTCCAGTCCTGATGCTGACGCTTGTAGTCGAGTGGCGCGCCCGTGCACGTTGGATGACGGGCAAGCGGCGAGTGAACGTCAATCGAGGCCTTCGATGGTGGACTGCGCTGGTCTACGCTGCCTGCGCGATATCGCTGTTTGTCGGATTCCACGTCGCCCTGACAGGCGTAATCGAGGGTGAACTCTCACCTGTCGGCGCATTGGTGATCTACGCGACGATGCTCCTGGCCGTCTTGCTCCTGTTTCTAAACCCAATGATCTCGATCGCCGTAGGTCTCTCGTTCGACTCTGCTCCGCGACTCATTCTGGCCTTCCCACTTAGTAAACCTGCGCGCGCACTCCGGCGCAGAGCGCGCGAACAAGACTGGGCACGCAGTGTTCTTCGCCGACGCAGCTCCGATCGGCTTACGGCACGCGGCGAGATAGCGGCGGCATACATCGAGCTGTACAAGCGCCTGCCCGCATATGGTCCACCGCTCTCATTCAAGACGCGCACAATACTGGCCGGCTACGAGCGCAGCCTCGAGGCGGCCCAAGATTCGCTCAATGAATGGCAGCGCGACGCCGACGACCTCGCCGCGAGCATCGCGACAACAACCGACACCGAATTGCGCAGGATGATTGAGGCTCAGATCGACGAGCAGTTCGACGTCCGCGCACACGTGCGGGCGCAGCTTTTCTAACTCACGCGGCGCTTCGCGAAGCGCGAGTGACATTGTGCGCGCCGACCGATCCAGCCAGCGCTGCGCCGGGGAGGATCACGGTGAGGCCATCGGCGATCAGGCGTGCGAGGAGTTGCGCGCTCGAGGCGGACAGATCGACCACGGCGGGCCCAGCGACCTCGGTCACCTGATCGGGCGCGCTCTGGACGGTCTGTGCAGTCAGAGCGCCTGCGGGAGCCATCGTGAGCGGGTCCGGGCTGAAGTCCGCTGCCATGCCAGCGAGGCCGTCGAGCGACTTGGCGAACATGCCGCGGTTGCCGTCGAGACCTCCCACGAGGCCCTGCACGAGATTCTTGCCGTAACCGGCGAACAGGCGTGAGGGCGAGTGGATGCCGAGGAACTCGAGGAAGCCGCCGATCGCATCCTGTGCGATGTCGAGCAGTGCTGAGCCGACCGAGGATGCGGCATCCCAGAGACCCTTGACCAGACCGCCGATGAGATCGACGCCTGCTTGCACGAGGTCGGGGATCATGTCGATGAGCGCGCCGACGATCTCGGGTAGCAGGGCGAAGATCGCGTCCAGAAGTGGGCCGATGATCTTCGGGACTGCTTCTACGAGGGCGAGGAACAGGGTGATAGCCGCGTCGATGAGTTCGGGGATGAGTCCGAGAAGCGACTCGATGACGACGGGCAGGAGGTCGATGACGGCAGTGATGAGCTGCGGGAGGATGATCGGCAGTGAGTCGACCAGCGCCATGAAGAGATCGATTGCGGCCTCAAGGATCTTGGGCAGCATCGAGACGATCGTTTCGACCAGCTTGGGCAGGGTCTCGATGATCGCGTCAACAAGCGGCGGGAGGATCAGCGGGATCGCGTCGACAAGCATCGTGAACAGTTGGACTGCGGCATCCAAGATGGCCGGGATCATGCCCAGCACGCTCTCTAGGAGCGCGGGCAGCATCCCGAGAATCTGAGTCAGGAGCTGCGGGAGGATCGTGACGACGGCCTGAATCAGCGATTGGAAGAGGGTGATCGCGGCGGCCAGAAGCGCCGGGATCATGCCGATCAGGGTTGTGGCCAGTTGCGGGATCAGTCCTACGACCGTGGCGATGAGCTGCGGGAGAACCGTGACAATGGACTGCACCAAGGCCAGGAAGAGTTGCACGCCGGCCAGGAGCAATGCCGGGGCGGCGGCGGTGATCGCCGGGACGATCAGCGCGAGTGAGGTGGTCAGGCTGGTCGCGATCGTCTGCACGATGCCGGGGAGAGCGGCGGCGATGCCTTCGATGATCCCCGGCATCGCGTCCAGCAGGCCGGTGATCATTTGGTCGCGTGCGGCGAACATCTTCGGGATCGCACGCGTCAGGAAACCCGCAAGGTCGAGATCTCCGAGCGAGGCCTCGCCGTTGATGATCGAGAAGATGAAGTCCGCGAAGCTGTTCGATGCGTCCGTCAGCCAGCCGGTGAAGGCTTGGAATGCGGCGGACTCCTGCACCTGATTGATGAGCGAGCCGAGGGCAGCAGTGACTGCGGTAACGGCGGGGAGCAGCGAGGTGCCGAGGGTGGCGTAAAGGTTCTCGGTGCCGGCGGCGAGGCGTTGCTGTGAGCCTGCGAGTGTGGTCGACTCGCGCGAGAATGCGCCCTGCGCATCGGCGGTCTGGTCGTAGAGCAGTGCGAGCGTCGCCGTGAGCTTGGCGTTCTTCTCGGCCTCGCCTGACAGGCCGTTGAGACCCATCTCGGCGAGCCTCGCCTTGACTGCGGCTTCGTTGATCGATACGCCGTAGCGCTCGATCGGGTCGCGCTCGCCGCGGAGCAGGGAAGAGAGAGCGCCGACTGCATCGGCGGTCGAGCCGCCGAACTGTGCTGCGAGATCCGCGCCGAGTCCGATGAGATCGTTCGTCTGCCCGCCGAGCTTCACTTGCTCGACGCCCATATTCTTGAGCTGAGATCCCAGGGTGGTCGCGAGACCGGCGTACTCGCTCTTGGCCAGGCCGACGCTGGATGCGGCGCCGTTCGCCCATTCAGTCATCTGGCCGGTGCTGTCCTTGAATACCGAGGACATCGCGCCCATGGCCTGTTCGAGGCTCGAGGCGCTGGATACGGCCTTGATGCCGATGCCCGCTGCGGCCACGCCGACCGCTGCGAGCGCGCCGACCGCGACCTTGGCGCCGGTGGCGGCGGCCTTGCCGAGTCCGCCGAGTGCGCCGCTCGCGTCCTTCAGGCCGCTACTGAGCTTCTTGGTGTCGGCGAGGACACTGATGACGATGTTCTGACCGGCCACGGGGTTACTCCTGGGAGGTGAGGCCTGCCCGGCGCGAGTAACCGGGCAGGCGGCTTAGTTGCGCTTCGACTGGCGGCGAGCCTCGGTGAGGATCGCCTCGCGCTCGGCGACGGTCATCGACCAGTAGTCGGCGGGGCGCCAGTGGAAGCCGACGACGAATGAGGCCAGATCTCGCAGGCGCTCTTCCGTCACGTCATCCATCGAGGTCAGGCGGTTTCGGCGGGCGCCTCGGCGTCGAGGTCAGTGCCGTCCGAGACGTTGAGATCTCCGAGTGCGGCGGTGATCTCGGAGATCTCCTTGAGGGTGAGATCCTGCGCCTGATTCCACGTGTATGTACCGTCCTCGCGGAGTCGGAACGTGTACGCGATCGCGGCGAGCACGAGACCCTTGGGGCGGTCATCGTCGCCGAGCGCGGCGAAACCCTGGCCGGAGAGGCGCTCGATCTGGGAGACCTCGCGCATGGTCAGAGAGTTGAAGTCGTACTTGGGAGCGGTGGCCTTGGCCATGGTGTTACTCGCTTTCTTCGGTGGTGCGGTTAGAGGTTGTTGGACTTGAGAATCTGGGAGACGCCCTGATCGAGGGCGCGGAAGACATCGGTGCGCTTGCGCTGCAGGGCGTCGCTGAGGAACGGCTGCGGGGCGATCCGGCGCGCTGGCCAGCCGTAGTGGATGACGCCCGCGTACGGCGCTCTGGCGCCGCCTGCGCGGACTACGGCCTTCGTCTTGCCTCGGCCAGCGCGGAGCGTGCCGGCGAGGTTGCCGGAGCGCCGAGGCGGGGCGGCGGCGTTGACGACGATCAGGCCGAGGGCGTGCATGAGATCGCGCATGTCCTGCGCGTCTGCGCCTGCCTGCTCGAGTGAGCGGATCGCCTTGCGCAGACCTTCGACGCGGATGCGCCCGCCAGGGGTGATGCGGTCGATGTCGCTCATGCGATCACCTCGAGCGGTTCCTCGAGCACAGGCCAGGAGAACTCAAACAGGAAGTGCCTGTCACGGGCCGATCCGCCGAGTTCAGGCTTCGGGCCGATGATGACTTCGCCCGTGTAGTGCGGGCGCTGTGCGCTCGGCGTCACATTGCCGAGCGGTCGGATCGTGAAGGCGACAGTCTCGCCGGAGTGCGCACGGGCGTAGCGGTAGAGGCTGCCGGTATCGAGCGACTGATATGCGGCGCCGCGGAGTATCCAACTCGACTCGGGGAACGGGTCTCCGAGTCCGTAGTCGTCGCTCGGCGTCGGCGTGAGCCGGTATTCGAGCAGCTCGACTGCACGCTCAAGGCCGTCGAGGGTGATCGACGGTCGAGAGCGTGAGCCGAGCCGCTGGAAACTCACGGGGTGGCGACCGTCACCTTGGTCGGCTCGCCGTCGCACTCCCATTCGAATTCGAACTCGTAGCCTGCCGAGCCGACCTCGCCACCGAGCGAAGGCTTGCGCCCGATGTAGACGTGTCCGACGAAGTGCGGCTGAGTCTCGCTCGGGATCGCGTTGCCGTGAACGGCGTAGGTGTAGGGCACGCGCTGGCCGGAGTTCTCCCAGACGTACGACCAGAAGGATGCTGCGTCGGTCGACTGGATCGCGTTGCCGGCGAGCAGCCACTTGGCGGCGCCGTCAGCGACCTCGCCGAAGGTCGGGTCATCCGGCTCATCCGACTGCAGCGTGAGGCCGCGAACGTCCTGCCAGACCTCCGTACCAGGAGTGCCGAGGGTGAGGGCAAGGCGCTTGCCCTTGATGCGGGTGGAAGTCATGAGATTGTGTCCAATCGCTAGGAGGTGATGGTGGTTTGAATGCCGAGGATCGCGACGGGGAACTTGCCGCCCGAGGCGGGCTCCCACTGGTCGATCTGGACGTCTTCGAGCAGCCATTCGTCGGCGTCGAGGATCGCGATCGCCTCGGCGATGCGGGCGTCCAGCGTGTCTGTGAGCGCCGCGTTGTTTGTTGCCGTGCCAGCGACAAGCCACACATCGAGGCGGAGCGTGCGCGAGCCGCCGAAAGTGTCGGCTGCGGCGAGGTACGGGGAACCGGGGACGACCATGGCCAGGGGCGGCTTCGGGTCGCTCGGTACGTGCGTGGCGGCGCGTACTCCGCCCGCGTTGAGCAGATCGGCGACCGCCTTGCGCTCTTCGGCGAGGTTCACGGGGTTCCCCCATCGAGACCAGAGGCCGGGACCGTGCTCGGCATTCGGCTGATCCCTCGGCCTACGAAGGCCGCGAGCAACGGGTACGCGGCGACCATGGGGTCACGTGCGATACGGATCGCGGCGCCGGTGTCCGGCGAGGCGAACTGCGAGACGCCGTTCTTCGTGTCGCGGCGGTGGAACAGTTCAGCGCCGACTTCGAGCGTTGCGCGCTCGAGGATGGCGGCGGGGACGCTGACCGCGCCGACGTGCTGAGCGACAAGCGCAGCGGCCTGCGCCCAGCACGCGCCCGCGAACGCCTCTTCCGAGGGCGAATGCGGTATGCCCTCGGTCGAGATGTAGGCGAGCAGATCGGCGGCGGACATGCTTACGCGGCTGCCAGCTTGACGGGGACGACTGCGGCGGGGATCTCCGCTGCGACGGCGCCGTACCGGTAGACCGCGAAGGCCTTGCTGAGGTTGACGATGTTCTCATCGGTCAGCGAGACCAGTGCGGAATCGTAGGCGCGGATCGCGCGCCCGTTGACGAACACTGCCGAGTCGCCGGTCTGGCCGGAGTCGAGGCGGACCGGGATACCCGCGAAGTCTCCTGCGAGGCCGGGGAGATCCAGCGTGCCGGAGTTGTTCTTCTCGCCGACGCGGAAGACGCGCTCGCCGGCGACGGTGAGGGAGCGGAGCTTCTTGAAGACGGTGCCGGACACGATGAGCGCCTCAGGCGTGAGGTTCTCGACCTCAAACTTGAGCGCGGCATCGATGAGCGCGTCCTCCCAGTTGCCAGCGGTGCCAGCGGCCAGGGTTGCACCGAGGGTGACGACGCCGGCATCTGCGGCGATCGCGCGGCGAGCCGTGACCAGCGAGTTGAACGCCGTGCGCAGCACGGCCTTCTTGCGGGCGCCTGCGGCGGTGGCGAGCGCCTCGAGCGAGGTGTTCAAGACGCTGACGCTCGAGCGCTCGATACTCTGGCGGGTCAGCTCCGTGCCGCCCGCGTAGGTCTTGACGGGCGCCGTGCGGGACGTGATCCCGACCTTGCCGAACGTGATGTCATCGCCCTCGGCGGCCTGCTCGGTCACGTCGATCGAGTTGGATGCGATCTCGGCGAACTCGATCGAGTTGCCCGAGGCAGGAAGCGTGCCGGTGCTGAAAGTGTCGGCCAGGACGCCGGAGGACGCATCGAAGATGCGGACCAGATTGACGATGCCCTCGGGCTTGACGATGGCATCCGCCGAGGTGCCGCCCGTATAGGCGCGCTCTTCGTAGAGCGCCTCATAGGCGCGGATCGTGGACTCATCGCCCGAGGCGATGGCCTTGAGGATCTCGCCAGCGCTGCGAGTGTCGGCGCTCGGTGCGTCGTCCTCGCGAACGTTCAGCGTCGAGACCTTGCGATCGATCTCATCGATGGCCGCGCGGATCTCGGTGATCTCGGCGGCGGTGTTGTCAGTCTCAGGCATGGTTGCCCTTTCTGTGATGGTGATGGAGGTATCCGCCGAGCGGACATCGGTGATGAGTGCGTCTCGGCCATAGGCGCCGAACGGCACAAGCGAGACCTCGCGAGCTTCGACGCGGGTTCGCGTGATGTCGCCGGTTTCGTCGTCTTCGCGGTGCTCAATCGGCAGGAAACCGATCGAGAGTTCATCGATCACGCCGTCACGGAGCAGCGTGTGAGCCTCGCGACCTCGCTCGGTGTCGGAGAGCTTGCCGGTGATCTCCCAGCCGCCATCGGTGTCACGCTCAGCGGTAACGACGCCGATCGGCTCGGAGTGGCGCCAGTAGACCAGGACGCGGCCAGAGGCGGGCAGAGAAACCGAGCCGCGCTCAAAGCTCTCCCGGTAGAGGCCTGCGATGTCCACGGGCGTATCCCACGGCACCGCGAGACCTGTGAAGGTACGCTCGACGGGATCTTCCGCGGCGCGAACGGTAAACGCGCGAGTTTCGAGGTTGATTGCTCGGGAGCGAGGCGCGTAGTCGTTGATCGGCGTCAGGAGAGTCATGCCGCGGCCTTCTGTGCAGGGCGTGCCGGCGGCACGCGATCGTCAATGCCCGAGATCTCAGGCAGGTTCTCGATCTCGCGGACCTCGCTCGGCAGCATCCAGCCGGCGCTGATCGCGGCGGCGTGCGCTTCGTAGCGGCCAGCGGTATCGAGCCGGAGCAGCGCTTCAGGGTTGAACCGGGCACGCTGGCCACGGGGGAGCAGATCGGTGAAGGCGTCTTCAATCTCGGCGATGTCGTCCGCGAGGCCGAACTTGATGAAGCCGAGCCACTCCTGCGAGATGTTCGCGTAAGTCAGCGCCGAGCCGTCGATGCCGGAGAGCATGAGCGATGCGGGGACGCCGAACAGGCGCGCGATCGCGATCACGCTGAAGCGCTGCGACTCGAGGAACTGTGCGTCAGCGGGGGAGAGGTAGACGCTCTGATAGCTCAGTCCCTGGCCGAGGACGGCGATGCCCTGGCGACCGCCATGCGTCTGCTCCCAGTTCGCCTTGGCCGCGGTTGCCTCGGCGTCGGTGAGCGGGAAATTGGCAGAGAGAACGCCCGAGGGGACATCGCTCGACGTGACGATCTTCGAGGCGTAGTCGCGGAGGTCGATGGCGCCGCGAAGCTCAGCGCGCGCCGACTGAATCGGACCGAGGCCATACGGAGAGCCGGGGACGCGCAACTTCGACAGATGCTTGATGTCCTCGCGCTTGAGGTCGTAGCCGCCATACGTGTAGCCGACGACGCGACCGGCGGCGGTCGTGCGGATAGTCACGTCATGCGGATTGAGCACTTCGAGCGTCTTGACGGTGCCCTGCTCATCGCGGCGGATGCGCCAGTACGCATTACCGGCCAGCGAGAGGCTCACGGCGGTCTGCTCGATAAACGCTCGGTACGAGGTATCGACATCGGGGCGACGGAGCAGCGAAGGCGTGTCGATCGTGACGCCCGCCCGCTCGACATCGATCGATAGTTGGCAGAGCGCGGCCACGCGGATCGATACGGCACGGTAGACGGCGCCGAGTGTCAGGGCGTCAGTCGGCGAAACTTCGGCGGCACTGGTCGAGCGCGAGGGGATCGACAGCGGTTCGCTTACCGGCGGTTCCTCGCGCTTGAGGAAACTGACCAGATTGCCGATGAGACCCAAAGGACTACTCTCGCTCGATTGCTAGCATGCTATGTATCTAATCAATCGAGAGTCCGAATGGGTTTCCGTTACAAGGTCTAGAAGACCTGCCCGCCAATCGATGCCGGCGCGATGTCCAGCGCCAGCGCGCCGAGCGCGGTGGCTTTGAGCGCGTCGATCTCGGTTGCCGAGTCGGCGCGGGAGATCGTGAACGCCTCGCCGACGTTCTTGCGCGTGGCGCGCTGGATCTGCACGGCGCGCAGCGGATCGCCACCTTGGATCAGTTTGCCCGTGGCGATGAGTCGATAGAGCATCGCGGCGGCGCTGATGGCGTCGGCGTAGCTGCCGGTCATTGTCGGAATGCCGCGCTCTGCGAGGCGTTTCCCGAGGGCGCGAAGCGTGTTGCCGTCGACTGCGATCGTCGCGGGCCGGTAGCGCCAGAGATGGATGCAGAGCGCGAGCAGTCGCTCGATCGACGGGGCGCGGAGTGAGGCGACAAGCTCGGAGTGCGTCGAGCCATCCTCGGCGCGCGCGGTGGCCACGATGGAAGCGAAACCGAGACCAGGTGTCGCGTCGACGCTGAACACGAGACGTGCGCCGCGAGGGAAGACGCTCTCAGGTCGACGCGCTGCCTTGATCCAGAGCGCGGGCTCGATGAACGGCGCTCGGGTCGACGTGAGGAATCGATTGAGGTGATAGCGCACGGCGTCAGTCGGCGGCTTGGTGCGGACCAGTGTGATGAGCGCCTCAAGGTCTGTGCGGCCACTAGCAACGGCTGGATTCGCCATCGCGAGCCAGCGCCCGAGCGTTTCGTCATCGTCCGGTACGCGCGCCTCTGGCGCTTCCCAGGCGGCGAAGAATACGCGGGCGGCGCCGTCATCCTGAATCGCCTGCTCGCCGAGCTTGTAGAGGTCAAGCAGAAGCTCACTGTCACTATCGCCGGCAGTGGTGATGCCGACCACGATGCAATCCGGGCGCCCGCCCGTGCCGGAGACCAGATCACCCCAGAGCACGCGGCGCAGGAGGTGCAGCTCATCGACAAGGCCGAGGTCGATCGGCAGGCCCTGCAGGGCGGCACTCTTCGCTGCCTTGAGTTCGTAGCGGCCACCTTCGGAAGTCTGTAGGCCGCGTGTCTCGGTAGTGCGCGTGAAGCGCTTAGAGAGCGCCGGATTGCCGTTGACGGCCTGCATAGCGCGCCGGTAGACCAAGCCTGCCTGCTCGGCGCTGGACGCGATGCCGATGACAAGCGCAGTCGGCTTCGAGATCAGGCGCCAGAGGCCGAGCGCTGCCGCGATCTCGGTCTTGCCGTTCTGTCTGCCGAGCGAAATGACGGCTTGCTGCCAGCGCAGTCTGCCCGCGCGCGGGTGGCCTTCAGGGAAGACTTCGAGCACGGCGCGGATGAGTTGGATCTGCCAGTCCTCGAGCGCATACCCGAACGCCATCGACCAGGCGACCACGAAGACCTTCGCGTATCGATCGAAGGCGCTTTCAAAGTCGGGGGCGAGCGGCTCGGTGTATCGCGGCGGTGGCCACGGAGCTATGTCGGGATATGGCGGCATTGCCTTCACGCTGCGCCCGCCGCTCGGAGCGCGGCCTCGAGCGGATCCTCGGCACCCGACTCGCTCGGCGCGAGCTTGGAGAGGTTGCGGTACGTCAGGCCGAACTGAGCGACCAGTGCGGGCGTGAGGTCACCGGTGTCCAGCGCCTCGGCGAGCTTGCGGAGTGTGACCAGGGCGGGCATATGGGGCGCTCCGAGCCATGGCGCGGACGTTTCGAACTCAGCCACGGATTCACTGAAGGTCTCTGCGGTGCTATCGGTCATGATGTGGGGCGTTCTCCCGGATATTTCGGGCCTGTCGGTGAAGAGAGGAGGTGGGGCGGGGTGATCTGTGCTCGCCCTCTAAAAAGAGCGAGATCATGCAGCTCCCGCCAGCCAGTCGGGATTGAGCCAGTCGACGCGGATCATGGTCTTGTCGCTCTTGATGCCGTTACATCGCCTGCATGCCGCGAGCAGATTGGATCGCTCATCGCGTCCGCCTGCTGCCTTCGGGTTGATGTGATCCGCAGTGGCGTCGTGCTCGGGTCGCGGATCGTCTTCGTGCAGGTCGTTGCCGCAGTACTGGCACGTCCAGTTGTCGCGCTCGAGCACCTCGCGCCTGAGCCTCTGCCAGGCGGCGCCTCGGGATGAGTGGTTACTCACGCTGCCTGCCTCTCACGGCGCTCGGCTTGGTAGTGCGTCATGCAGAGGCCTCGGGCGTGCGGGCGTGCCGTGCATCCTGTAGCCGTGCAGGAGGTGGCCAGTGTTGGCCTGCCGCCATAGGGGATGAGCGGCTCATCGCTGTAGGTATCGGCGTCCAGGCGTGCGCCGGGGTGCTGTTCACGGTGCTCCTTGGCATAGGCCTTCGCTTCGTCGATGTCGAGCCACGGGCCGTAGACGCGCGTGCAGCGCTCGCATGAGACGACTGCGGTGACTCCTGACCAGTCGATCCAGACGACGCCAGGCGGGCGCTTGCGAGTGGTCACGCGGCAGCATCCTTGAGCCACGTGCTCACGGCTCTGGCGCTGACGCCGAGCGCGCTTGCGATCGCGGTGAGCGTCTCGCCCTGCTCGCGCATCGCGATTGCCTGCGCGCCGAGTCTCTCCCGCTTGGAGTTCCTCTTCCCGGGCGCCGCCATCGCGCGCAATGTCTCGCGGTCGACTGGCTTCGGCTCCTTGCCAAGTGGTGTCAGGTGATGAGTAAGCGCCGTGTGTGCGTGCACGGCCAGCTCGATGCGGGCGTCCCCGTTGCGCTCAGGCCCGACGCCGATGAACGTGCGACCGCAGACGCAGACGGCCACTGATGTAATGCCGGAGTCATCCAGCAATGTCAGTTTGTGCTCTGTGCGTGCCATCCAATAAGTCCAGCACAATCGGCATTGCTTAAACCGGAGAGAATGTTATTCGAGCCTGTAACGCTTTTATAGGTTCACGACGACGCACTTCACGTCACACTGTCACACTAAAGATGTGACGTGGGTGTCGCCAAGTTTGGCGACATGCCGTTTTGTCGCATGATTCCGGGGGAGTTGGCCGAAGGATTGCGACATCGCGACACTTGCGAGCGTCGGGGTTTACATATTCGTACCGCTTTCCCCGGGACGTGCGCGGTACGAATATGTACATTCTCGCGGCGGGCGTTTTAAGTACTCCCGGATGCCTTAGCGTGGATCGAGTAAAGGGATACTGAAGCAGTACGCGAGAAAGTGAATAACCACAATGTTGAAGAATGGCGAAAACGTCACACTCATCCCGGTCGATCCCCGCGCATGGTGGACGATCGAGGGCATCGTCATCGAGGATGACGGCGCGGACGTGCGCATCTCATACGCGTTCAAGGGGCGCGCCAGGCAGGCCGTCGTCCCGTGGGCGCAGATCGCCAAGGTCGACGTGCACGAGGTCGCAGCATGAGTGCGCCCGTGTTTGACCGTGAGATCATCGCCGGTCTGCACCTCTGGTCGATGGACGGCAACCTGTTCATCCTGCAACGCGACGATTCGCCCGAGCTGATCGCACTGGACGAAACCGAATGCGCCAAGCTGGCCGAGGTGGCCACGCTCGCGGCCTCGCGGCGACGGCGCAGCGAAGAGCTGCGCGAACTCCTAGCCGAGATCAACTCGCCCGCCTACGACGAAGCGCGCCTGCGCGAGATGCGCCAGGCGGGCTGGGACAAGATCTTCTCGACGGCAGCCGCTGAGCTTCGCGCGCGCTGGGAAAGCCGCGCTTCGGGAGCGGCGGCTTGACCGCTGAGAGCGCCGCGCAGGATCCGATGATGAAGGCGCAGCGCCTTGCCGCGCAGGGCGTCGAGGTCTTCCCGATCCACGTGAGCGCCGATGAGGCTGGCCGGTGGCGCAAGGTGCCGCTGACGGCGCGCGGACATCTTGACGCGAGCGCCGATCCTCAGGCGGTCGCGGATATGTTCTTCGCGGCGCCGACCGCGAACGCCGTAGGCGTGCCGACAGGCGCGAACGGCATCCTGGTCGTGGACATCGATAGGCATCCGGGCGGCGCTGACGGCTTCGAGAGCATCCACTCCGCAGGCGTCGAATTGCCGCAAACCTGGTCGCATGCCTCGGTGAGCGGCACGGGCGCGCACGCGGTCTACGCGGCGCCTGCGGCCGATGTGACCAGCGGCGCAGTGCTGCCCGGTGTCGATGTGAAGGCGGGGTCATCCTGGGTGGCGTGGACGGGGGAAGTTCCTGAGCAGTGGTCGTTCACGCCCGCGCCGGCATGGTCAGTACGGCGCCCGGTTGCGCGGTCGGCGGCGGCGGGCGTCGAGGTCGCCGAGTGGCTCGCGGGCAATCCGGGGGAGCCGGACACGCGCTTGCTCGAGGCGCTGGCCGCGCTGCCCGTTCACGGCGCTCCCGAGTGGCGCAATGACAACCTTCTCCCGCTCGCGCTCCCGCTGGTCAGGGCGGCGCAGTTCAGCCGGGGCGGCGCGCAGGCGCGAGAGCAGTTCATCACGCGCTATGCGGCGGGGGACTGGTCTACCGATGAGAATCGCGCCGCCGCCGCTCGAGCCTTTGACAAGGCGATCGAGATCGCCGGGCAGCGCAGTGCGAACCTTGACGCGCCCGTGATCTTGGACGACCAGGTGACAAGCGTCGCCGAGCGCAAAGCGCCGTTCGCCGTGCTCACGCGATCCGATCTGCGGAATCGGCCACGCCCTGAATGGCTGATCGACGGTCTCCTACAGGGCGCCGGCGTTGTCGTACTCGCCGGTGAAGGTGGCCTCGGTAAGACCTTCCTTGCGCTCGATTGGGCATGCCGGATCGCCACGGGGGAGCGGTGGGAGGATCGCGCGGTCAAGCATGGCCGAGTGCTGTACGTCGTCGGCGAAGGCGCGGAGTACTTCGAGCAGCGCCTTACATCGTGGGAGCAGTTCAACGCGCGCGACGTACCTGAGGACCGCTTGCTCTTCGTGGAAGAAGGGTTCAGCCTGTCCGAGGCCGAGACAGTCGACTACATGCGCGAGGTCGTGCTCGAGCGCGAGCTTGATCTTGTCGTGCTCGACACACTCTCGCAGTTGTCGGTGATCGAGTCCGAGAACGACAATGCGCAGCTCGCGGCGGTTATGCGCCAGGCGCGTGCGATTCGACAGGCTCGCCCCGGTTGCTCGGTGCTCATCATTCATCACGTCAACAAGGGATCGGGCGCCGTGCGCGGTGCAAGCGCGATCCGCGACAACGCGGATACGGTCATCGTCGCGAAGGCCAAAACCGGTGACTCATTCCTGCTCTCGACCTCGAGCCAGGACAACGGCAAGAGCAAGAATGCCGAGCCTCTGGTCGAAGGCGGGTTCTTCCTTCGGAGCCTCGGCGGCTCGGCGGTGGTCGATCGTGAGCGCGTGGCGAGTCCTGACGCGCAGGCGATCGAGCAGGCGCTCGAGGACGGACGATCGCACTCCGTCACGGAGATCCTGCTCATCCTCGGAGACTCTTCCGAGGGTGCTCGGCGCAGGGTGCAGCGCAAGCTTGCGGCGCTCGCCGAGGCAGGCGAAGTGACTTCCGAAGGCCATGGTCGCGGCAAGCTGTATCGAGTCATCCCGTCGCTCGCGCAAGCGGCTTAAGAAGGTCAACGAGAGCAGTCCCCGCTTGGGGGTGATTTCGGTCGGCTCTCGATGTCGGGGGTGGCGATTACAGTGAGATCCCTAACGCCGGAAGGGGCAAACCAATTGACTGAAGACACCGCGCAGGAATCTCACGAAGCTGATGATGAAGTTACGCTCGCTGACGCCAGGCCGAAAGACTGGATGCTCGAGGCGCTTGCAAGGATCTACGGCGGCGCGGACGGTAAGTCGAGTCTTGGGCTTACGATCCAGAGCAACGGTGCAACGATCAGCGGGATGATGATCACTACCGAAGCGTTTCTGACGATCCTTGGAGCACAGTTCAAAACGGCCGGCACGGACGCACTCGAGCCGCTCTTGAAGCGCTGGGCTGAAGACATGGCTGAGTTTGACGCTACAAACGAGAAGCTGGCGGAGCAGGGGAAGAACGTTCCTGCGCGCCAGTACATCCATATGCGCGATGTGCGCGTTTTCTCAGGTAGCGCGACGATCGAACTCGCGATATGGCGCGGGACGCTGGCCGACGTGACAGGCTGGTCGCTCGGGATCTCGGCGCGAGACTAGTGACTACGCACGGAAGCGCCCCGGTAGAGATACCGGGGCGCTTCCGTGCGTAGAGCTGCGCGGCGCTAGATCTCCCAGCCCATACCGCGAAGATCGTCCGCGAAGCGCTCACCCGTGCGCTGGGAGGTGTTGCCGGTGCGGCGGAGTTCCTGCAGCACCTCGAGCGGCAGACCGAGCGGGCCAGCCTCGGCCTCGAGGCGGTCAGCGAGGTCGAGTACGGCGCGGCCATAACCCGTGTGATAGCCGACCAAGTAGAGCCACTGCTCGGCCTGTTCGATCTCTTCCATGCTCGCATCGATCGCACGCGAGCCGAACCGGAACTTGCGCTCTTCGCCCTCAGTCATGCGAACTGTCCTTCGAGCGCGGCCAGGTCCGTGATCTTTGCGAACGCGTCTGCCTCGCGTGCCGCGTTCGGCGACATCGGACCCGCGGCGCGGTGCCGCCCGAGCGCCTCGGCTGCGATCCGTAGCCAAGCGTGCCTGACGAAGTTCTCGGCGTTGTCGTAGGTGTTCAT